GTGAAGATAGTAAAGGTGAACGACACTCTTATTATAGACGCGAAATGCGACTCGGATACGATAGTTCGGACTATTGAAATTCCTTACGAAAAAATTATTTATGTTGAAAAAGAAAACTTATTTGATAAGATACAGAAGTTAGCTTTGTACTTTTTCCTAGTGTTTATAGGGTTTAAAGTTATACAAAGACTAATCGACAAGTATCTTGACAATGAATAAAAGAAAACAGAAAATTAATAGTGCTAATCCAAAGCGTCAGTACTGTGAAATAGAACCCAAAGAATGTGATGGTAATTGCTGTTACGCTAAGAAGGGAAACAAAAAAGGAGGCTAATGCCTCCTTTTCTGATCTGTTAACTCAAACTCTATAAATCATCCAAGAGTGGGGAGAGAGAGATGAAATGATAAATAGAACTGGCGCTAAGATACTAATATTCTTTATATAAAAAGAAAGAGGGGCAGAATAATTTCCACCCCTCTGGTAATTCTAACCGCTACAACTCTCGCATTCCGGGTTATCGATAGAACATTGAGCGTTATCGTTTTTTTCACTGGTTTCAAGCTCGTCAATAAAGTCAGCAAAGCTGTCACTCATCTGTAAATCAGACATAGTTTTTGTTTTAAAGGTTAGAAAAGTAAAGAGCTTGTAAAGGTAGTTAATTAACCTTTATACTGGAACCCATGGTAACCTCTGTAATGTAGCTGTGTTTCCAACAGATGAGCTATTTTAGGATCTGAATACTGACCTACAATCTCATATCCATCAATCAACTTACCTGATTTTCTATGGTCTTTCATGCGGTGTAAAAGATCCTTTGTCATTCCTACGTAGTGCTCCTCTGGTAAGTAATATACAGTATATATTAAGTTGCCGTTCTCATCTATGTCCCCATATTTTCTTTCTCTTAGGGAGTCAGCTTTCTTCTTGCAGTTCTTACAGTAAGAAGCCACACCAGATTTTTTAGAATTGTCTTTATGGAACAGGTGTTTTCTTTTTAACCTATTGCATTTAGCGCATTTATATCTGCCCCTTTGCATTTTCTTCCAGGTGTTGGTGTACAGAAGACTTGATCATATCGAGTTCTAAACGCATTTTGTTTTTAAACTCTTTTGTTAAATCAAGTATCTGTTTTTCATCAATTACTGGATTGCCGTAGCCATCGTGTAGGCTTTCATACAGCTCATTAATCATTTCGTGCATCATTGCACAGGCATTAAAAAAATCACTACTCACGGAGTTGGTATCCATAGAGCTTGATACGACATAGGAACTCATCTTTATTTAGGTTTTTGTTAAACTTGGTACTCTGTTTTACGAAGTATTTAGGCGTGTCATCAATTACGTACTCATTATCTTTTAAAAAGTCGCTAACGAATTTAGCACACATAATAGCGTTGTCTACATCATACCTTGCGTTGTACTCTACCTCTAATGCATATTGTTCTGTTGTAAAAAGATCGTAATTAAGTAATGCTTCTTTTAGGCTCTTGTTGTAGCTTTCTTTATGTTTCTTGCGTATTGTCCAGTGTCTACCAGCATAAAAAGCGTTCAATGATGGCGGCTTGGGCAAAGACAGTACTATTTCGTTTTTTGTATCCATATACTTTCTAACAAAATAGTGATTAGCTGTTTATAAAACCAGCTCTCCTTGTATTTTTTTTAACATAAGAGGCTTATACAGTGGACCTTGTGCTGTAAAGGTTCTGAAACCTGTGTTTGACTCAGTCATTTGGAACAAGAAAGGTTGATTGTAAACAGTTGGAGCACCTCCAGTTTCTGTCTCGCGAACCTTACGTACATGAAACTCCATCGTTCTACGAGTATCGTAGTCAGGAGAAGACACTTTCCTATGGAATGTCAGGAAACAATCGGCTCTATTCACGAATTTACCCCCGCCTTCAGTCATAGATGCTGTTGGCGCTACAGGCAGTCCATCCTCACCACGCATACGCTGTGCCTCAGTTACCGCGTGCATATTTAACCAAACAGCCATCTTCATGCGATTGGCAAAAGTTAGAAATTCCGAAGCTGCTTCATAGTGGTACTCGTGGCTATTCTTATTTACTCCCTGAGCTATATCTATGCGTAAGCTATTGTATGGGTCTACAAAGAATCCATCATAAGCTCCTTCATGATGTATGATTTTTTCAGCAAAGAGTATGAGCTCTGAGTAGCTGTATACATCGTTGTTGCTTATAACTTTGTAGTGTTTGTTTACCCAGTTGTAAGCGTACTTAATCATCTCTGTATCCATTTGTCGTATAGGCATATCAACAATAAACTCCATCAACCTCATCTTAATAGATGCTGTTTTATTCTCAGAGCTGTATATAATCCACTTCCAACCGTGTAGTACAGATGCGTTAATCATAAGGTGCAGTGCTAATGTAGTCTTACCCACATTACTGATACCGTTTATGATTGTAAAGTCTTTCTTGTATCTAAAGTTTCTATCAAGTATATCGTTACCTGTAGTTAGACCTACCTCTATTAAGCCAGAGGCGTATTCAGTAATCCAGCTAAAATCAATGTCATCGTTAGATACAAAGCTAAAGTCATTATCGTTTAGTTGCATCTGGCGTATTGCCTTGCTCTCGCCATCTATTACATCACGGATAGGCATTTTCTTACCTGACTCTATTGCATCATCTATAGCTTTGCGTGCGTTGTCTTCGTTCTCTACTTCTTTCTTTAGTATCTCACGAAGCAGCACTCTACGAGCTTCTTCTTCTTCTATTCTGCCAGCCGCTACAAACCCACCTGCTAAATGTGCGGCTTTTACGAGCTCGGTATGTTTCTCTCCATCTTGAGCACGTCTAATGATAGAAGAAATAACAGCAAGCTTGTTATAGTCAGTGATAACCTCTTTATGCGATGCAACTTGCACGTCATCAGTAGCAGAAACAATAGATGAAAATGTCTTGCTATTGCTGTTTACTATAATGTCAGGATCATAGGACTCAAAACAGGCTCTGGATTCATTCTTACCGGAGGGGTCTACCTCTAATCCGTAGGTGCGCTCCATGTATTTTTCAATAGCTTTGAAGTGCTCACGGTGTTTTGAAGGTGTGCTAATCTTGACCAATGCTTTTAGCCCATCACCACTTGGTGATACCCAACATGCAAATACATAGTCATCTGTAGCTAGAATAGTTTTTGAAACCTCTACATCTAGGTGGTCAAAATCAAGAACAATAAGACCATTGTGCGACACCAGTGAATCATCTTTGCGTAATTCAAACTGACCGCTAAAACAAACTACAGGTAGTTCTTTCTTAGCTTCCTTGTCCGGAACCTGGTTCCCGTTCTGATCGATGCTGTGAACCCCACGGACCCTCTCTATCAAGGACTTGCTCTTGCCACTCTTTATACGCTCCAGTGCTGTCCGTAACGTAATAAGGTGAGGACCCTGTATGTCCCTTATATCCTTGAATATCGTTACTGTTAGATTCTCCATTTGCTCTTTGATGTTTAAGTTCGGTTTCCAGATGTACTATTGCTTTTTCTATATCTTGAGTCGCTGGGTTGCCCTCTTTCTTGCCAGCTCTCAGTAGGTAGGCTATTGCCACGCCAAGATTGTAATTGTCCTCTTGAAAATCAAGAACAACATCCATTGCTTCTATATTCTTGTACTTTCCTATATAGTACTTAGGTGTATCGTTAGTCATCGAGTGAGTCTTTAATTAATCTGCCTATTTTCTCTGGATCAAGATGCTGTATCTTTCTGAGTTTTCTACGCTCTTCTTTCTTTGCTTTGTCGTAATCGCTTTTTGAGTTCTCCATCCCCAGATTAACGAACATGTTTGCGTTTTGCATAAGCACACAGTCGATAACCTTTTTGTGCTCTTTGTTGTCTAAGTATCCCATAAAAAATCTTCTATAAAAATTGGTGTGTATTCTCCTACGTATGCACTAAATGTATTGTACTCTAAAAAATCCATAGCATCCTCCACAGACTCTCCTTCCTCCACGAGTATGTCTATACACATGTTCCTTGAGTAAACGGCTCTAAGAGAGTTAGGATCAATACCTATTAAAGCATCATCAAATCCAACGGCTAATAAAGGTCCTTCATCGGTATGATCACCATAGTGTTCAGTAATTAAATCTTTAATTGACATAGTGCGATTTTTTATCAAGGTATAAACATTTACTTATTTAAACAAATCGTGTTTTGTAACCGGGTTACAAAGATTTCTAATGTGATGTGTTTTAACCAAAAAAGCTTTCTTATACTTGGTGTCACCGTTTCCAATAAACCGCCTTAGACTATAATTGTGAAAACGTATAACACTCCATATGGCGGTGGGTTTGATCCACATAAGCTCCGTAGGCGTAACAAAAAGCCAATAGTCAGCTGTTGTTGTGTTTAATGCTGAAGGCTTGCTATCAAACTCCGTCTCGACAACTAAGTTTCCTGTAACAGCAGACATTTCATCATACTTTACTTCTACAGTAGTGTCTATCTCTGGTATCTCTATATCGTATTCTTTGAAATACCCCTTTTTCTTATCGGCAGATGGATATGTCTCCCTAATAAGTTCAAGTATCTTATACTCGACAGATTCACCTCTCTCTATATCTTCGTTGAATCCCATTAGTCTTCTTTCATTTTATATAGCAGATAAGCTATAAACATTAAAGCAAAAAGAACGACTACCGACCATTCTACGAGCAGTTGATTAGTCATTTTCTATACCGTTTTTACGCAGGTCTTCCATACACGCATCTACTATACGTGCGTAAACACTACTCTTCACTTTTGTACGCATCATGTTTCTTGAAGCGTATCTTGCTATGCGTACTATTGTTTCTTTTGCTTCTGGTGTTCTCGATGATTCGTAATTTGTTTTCATAGTTTTTTATCTAACGTTTTTCCACTGGACAGGTTTAACAGTTCTGGGTGCTTCAGGCTTGTAGCTTACTCCCCATTTATTTATGTATCTATGTATTGTCCTTGCTGTTATTCCTAAGTGTTTTGCAGCAATAGTAGGACTCTTGTACTTCTTTAACGCATGCATAACGTACACTCGTGTATGGTACTCTATGTTTAAAATTTCATCCATCTCTTTCTTCTCTCGTATTTACGTATTAATCCCCCTAAGTTATCTAAATGATCCACAACAGACTTAGTGTATTCTGTTGAACTTGATATGATCACTGTATTTATAATCTCCCAGCGTATTTCATTTAAGTACCTATTTAAGTACCTGTAATGCGCCCTCTTGCGAATGTAATTTTTCATTCCTCAAATGTTTTTATAATGTATCGGTATACCTTGTCGTAAGCTTCCCACTTAGCCCTTATGGTATTGATATTGTCTTTAAGCTCTTGATTCCTTGGATCTGTAGTAAGCTTTTTTTCAAATTCTTCTAAGTAGTAAGATAGGAATTCACATTCTCTACCAACCATTTTTTTAAGGTCTTTGTGGCTCATCTCTCTTTGGTGTTAAAGGTTTCTAAAATAAGGCTGTAATACTTCAAGGTTAATCAAACCCATATCTAACGCCTCGTGATTTGTAAAATTTAACCTTATCATTTTGTTGTCTTTTGTTTGACAATGTACGACAACACCCTCCTCGTGGCTTGTTGTGATGTTAACCCTAACATCAGTTGCAATGTGGTGATGTCCTAATACAATCTCTTTTCTTCTCTTGAATAGTTTCATTTCTCTTTTGTTTTAAAGGTTCTTGTTGTATTCTTCAATCTCCTCTTCAGTAAGTGGCTTTACCCACTGCTTATCTGCATACAAAGGCATTGCTCTAAATCCGTGAGGCTCTACTACAATCTCATCCTTGTCGCAGTTTACTTGTAGTGCATCATCTTCTACTGATGCTACTATCCATACTAATGTTCCTTGTTTCATTTCTCTTTGGTGTTAAAGGTTT